GTCCTTTTTATTATTAAATATTTTAAACCAACGTGGTGGGAGAAGATAACTACAACAGTTTCTGCTGCCGTCACATTTTTAAAATCCTTGAAAAAAGACTAGGAGGTAGTTATGCCAGGGCACAAAAGAAAAAGTATGGGCGATGAAGACATGGGAGCCATCGCTAGAATGGAAAAAGGCGGGATCGTCAAAATGATGAAAGGTGGTCGAGTCCGCTATAAAAAAGGTGGTCTAGTAGAGGATATACAAAAGTTAGAACGTGGGGGTAAAAGCGAAAGTTTTCCAGACTTAACTGGTGATGGCAAAGTAACTTATGCAGATATCTTAAAAGGTAGAGGCGTAAAAGAAAAATAAAATGGCGAAAGCAACCGTCACCGAGGTAGATAAAAGACTAAGCTCACATGAGGCAGCGTGTGAGCAACGTTGGCGTGAAAACTGGCGTAGACTAGACGGTATCGAAATAGAAGTAAAATCTATTAACAAAAGTATTAGAGGAGGCTTGGTATTTTTTGGCACAATCATGCTGACAATTACTGGGTTTATGTTAAAAATCACTCTCTTCTAATTTATTTTTTCGTGTAAAATGAAAAAATGGCACTACAAAAATATGTTTTTAAACCTGGAATAAATCGAGAAGGTACGGCTTATGATAATGAGCCTGGCTGGTTTGATTGTAATCTAATTAGATTTCGTGCTGGTAGACCAGAAAAATTTGGTGGTTGGCAAAAATTAATCTCATCTACCTATGAAGGGACCGCTAGAGCGTTACATAATTTTATTTCTCTAGCAGGAACAAAATATTTAGGAGTAGGTACACATTTAAAATACTATGTCGTTGAAAATAACAACGCGTTTAATGATATTACGCCAATTAGAAAAACTAGCACCAACTCTATAACCTTTGCTGCTACTAATGGTTCCTCTACTTTAACAGTAACCGATAATGCTCACGGAGCAGTGGTAAATGATTTTGTTACTATTTCTGGAGCAGCTAGTTTAGGAGGTTTAATTACTGCTACTGTTTTAAATCAAGAGTATCAAATAGCAAGTATTATTGATGGTAATACTTATACAATTACTGCTAAAGATACTTCTGGGAGCACTGTAACTGCTAATAGTAGTGACACTGGTAATAGTGGCTCTGGCACCGATGGTGTCTATCAAATAAATACTGGTTTAGATACAGTAGTCGCTGCTACAG